TCTGGAAAGCATGGTCTGTGTCCTCTCTGTAGCGGGCTTCGTCGCCCTGTGTCATGCTTGGCGCATGGGATGCCTGCCCGGATGGGCAGGACACCGATGGGTCAGGCGGTCGCGGCAAGCCAACGATCCGCGTCCTGCAAGTAATGATCGCGGTTTGATACATTGGTGATCTGCCTAGCAGACGCCAGTTTAAGTGCGGCAATGGCGCGCGCCGTGTCCGCTGTCGCAAGCGTGTAGCTGTTCTTCCCGTCCCAAGAGGTAGCCTTGATCGACACAATGCGGGGCAGATTCCATTCCAGTCCGTGATGATTGCAGAAGTCCTCTAGCCGATCATCCGATTGCAGCCGGAAATTCTCAGGATCGTCGGCCCAGCTTTTGTCGAAAGTCCGGCAGCGGATCAGGCCGGTTTTCTTGCACGTGAATACCTCGTAGTGATACTCAGTATCGCTGTGAGCGTTCTTGCTTTTGGTAGGTTGAGCGTCCAGGTTGCCCCGGATAAAGGCGAAGGCCAAGCCACCGCGCCGATCATCAATGGGGTCATAACTCTTGCGCTCTTCAACGGTCTGTGGCTGCGTATGGGCCTCAATCATCTTGACCATGCGAGACGCAGCCCCGGTGGGGTAGCCATCCCAATGGCAGTAGAATGTCAGTGCTTCGATCTTGTAAGTGGCGCGGGTAGCCATGGTCATCATCCTCTAGCTGGCGGGCTTCATTGCCCTGTATCGTGTAGATAGCGGCGTGACGTGTCACGGTCAATACCTGTAACAATACGTGACCGACATTCATGCCTCGCAATATGACCGCGCCGATACCGCTTATAATGGGCACGCCACACACCATGCCCCGCAAGCCCTGGCACCATGCCACAGAGAACAACACCGCACGCGGCTATGGGTCAGCTTGGCGCAAGCTGCGTGCCAGCGTCATGAGGCGAGACAAAGGCCTGTGCCAGCTATGCCTGGCATCGCATCGCGTCACACTGGCCAGCGAGTGCAACGACATTGACAAGCTGCATGAGCTGCCGCGCGCATCAGATGGACAAGGGATCGATGACTAGGCCGGCAACGGCGCATGGCCTATCGAATAGGCGTGGCAAACCGGCAACAATGTGCATCAGCGCACAGTCGGCGGGTCCTTCTGGCCAATAAACGTATACGGGGCACCGAGGCGCGTGAGTTTTGTCTGTGCAAAAATTTGCAATGGGGTCCGATAACCAGATGGGGCCTACAGTTTTGATAGGGAACAAAACGGAAATGGCTGCTTGGCTTGGCATTTCCGCTCGGGCGCTGGACAAACACGAAGACCTTATGGTTCGGGATGGCCGGGGATACGACATCAAGGCAACGGTTGTGGCCTACTGCGCGCACATGCGGGGCATTGCATCGGGGCGCGGCGGTGAGGAGCAGGTCTTGGACCTGACGAAAGAACGGGCGCGGCTTGCGAAAGAGCAGGCGGACGAAAAGGAAATCAAGAACGCCATTCTGCGCGGCGAATTGTTGCAGGCTGGTGAAGTGGAAGTAACGTGGTCTGACTTTCTGCGGGGCCTGCGGTCGCGGCTTCTGGCGCTGCCTGCGAGGGTGCAGGTGGCGGCGGGGCTGACGCAGGCGCAGACGCTTGCGGTGGACCGGGAATTGCGGACTGCGCTATTCGAGGCGGGGAGCGATGCTGACGCCTGAAATGGTGATGGATCGTGCGCGACGCGCGCTTGTCCCGCCACCAAGGCTAAAGCTGTCGGAATGGATCGAGGCGCATGTTCGGCTGCCCGATGGCATGTCTGCGCAGCCGGGGCCGGTGCGGCTTTGGCCGTTTCAGCGCGAGATTGCCGATGCGATTGGTGATCCCGAAATAGAACGGGTGACGATGGTAAAGCCGGTTCGGGTCGGGTTTACCACGCTGCTGACATCGGCGGTTGCGTCCTATGTGTCGAACGACCCTGCGCCGATCCTGTGCCTGTTGCCGACGGAAAGCGATTGCCGGGACTATGTAGTTTCGGACGTGGAGCCGCTATTCGGTGCAACTGAGGTTGTGGCGCACGCGCTGCGCGAAGATGCGGCAGAGGGTGAGCGGAATACGCTTATGTCTCGCCGGTTCCCCGGTGGATCGCTAAAGGTTGTCGCGGCCAAGTCGCCACGAAACCTGCGGCGACACAACGTCCGGGTGCTGTTTATAGACGAAGCTGACGGCATGGAAAACACGCCCGAAGGTTCGCCTATCTTGCTAGCCGAACGGCGCACCATGTCGTTCCCGGATCGCAAGATCGTCATTGGTTCGACGCCGGTGCATGAGGATACCAGTCACGTCCTGCGCAGCTATGCGCAATCGGATAGCCGGATATTCGAGGTTCCGTGTCCGCATTGCGGGACGTTTACAGAGATACAATGGGCGCACATCCGATGGGAAGATGGCGACCCGGAAACGGCGCATTTTAGCTGCCCCGCCTGCGGTGCGGACAGCCCGGAATCGTCAAAGCCTGCGATGGTCGAGGCGGGCCGGTGGCGCGCGTTGCGGCCCGAGGTTGTGAGCCATGCCGGGTTTCGTCTGAATGCGCTTGTGTCGCTTCATGCAAACGCAAGCTGGGCGAAGCTGGCGCGGGAGTTTATTGCGGTCAAGTCGGACCCGACAACGCTACAGACCTTCATCAACACCATTCTCGGCCAGGGCTGGCGTGGGGAAGGTGATGAAGTATCGGACGCGGAACTTATGGCCCGTGCGGAGCCTATCCGAGTTGAGCCGGTGCCTGCCGAAGTGCTTGCTTTGACGTTGGGCTGCGATGTGCAGCACGACCGGATTGAGGCGACCGCGATAGGATGGGCCGATGAAGGTTCACCATGTGTTCTTGCCCAATGGGTTATATGGGGCGCGTGGGATGATGACGAAACTTGGGGCGAATTGGATACGCTTATTGCGCGCCGGTTCGACCATGCTTTAGGCGGCAAGATCGGGTTCGATGCGGTTGCCATAGACGCGGGTGACGGCGCGACAATGCAGCGTGTGGTTAACTTTTGCGGGCGCAGGCGGCGTATTGTGCCGGTCAAGGGCGCGGACGGAAACCGCCCGATGTTTGCGCGAGCAACGAATGCGAAGAAGGCTGGGGACCGGCTGTGCATCGTGGGCGTGGATACGGTCAAGGAAGCGTTGTTTCGGCGGCTGTCCATACCGGGTGCCATGCGGTTTTCGTCTGATCTGCCGCCGGTCTGGTTTGAACAACTGGCATCGGAACGGATTGTGGTTCGCTATTCACGGGGCGTTCCGAAGCGGGTGTTCGAGCGGTTGCCGGGGCGCAGGGCCGAAGCGCTGGACTGCGTCGTGTATGCGTGGGCAGTGCGCCAGATGGTCAACCCGGATTGGAACCAGAGGCGGTTTGATCTTTCGCAGGCAGAGCCGCAACGGATCATCAAGCCAAAGCCTTCGGATGGCGGGTGGATCGAGACAAGGGGGGACTGGCTGTAATGGCTTATACGCAAACACAGCTTGACGCCTTGGACGCGGCCATAGCGTCGGGGACGAAGGTTGTCATGTATGATGGCAAGCGGGTGGAGTACGCCACGCTTGACGAATTGTTGCGGGCGCGCCGGATCGTAGCGCGCGGCTTGGAGGTTTCAGCGGCGCGCGTGACGGGCTGGAACCCGTCTTACGAGCGGGGAACCTGATGAACATTCTTGACAGGGCCATTGCTTGGCTGTCGCCGGAATCTGGATTGCAGCGGGTGCGGTCGCGCAAGGTGATGTCGCAGCTCATGCGCTATGACGCCGGATCGCGTGGCCCGCGCACCAAGGGCTGGCGCGCTGTCGGTGGTGACGCGGATGCGGTTACAGGATCGCGCAACCGGATTGCGGCGGTGGCGCGGGATATGACCCGAAATGCACCGTTTGCCGTGAAGGCGCAGCAGGTCATCGTGGCAAACGTGATCGGCGACGGGATTATCCCCAAGCTGCGCAGCACGAACAAGCGGCAGGAAAAGCGCCTTCGGGAAATGATGAAAGCGCATTTCGACACGACGGCGATTGACGCGATGGGCCGGGAAAACCTTTACGGATTGCAACGGCTGGCGCTGATGGCGGTGGTGGCAGATGGCGAGGTACTCATTCGGCGCGTCCGGTCGGGACAGGCTATCCCGTTTCAGTTGAACGTGCTGGAAATCGACTATCTGGACAGCAGCAAGACGAGTGTAACCGGGCCGGAAATCCGGGAAGGGATCGAGTATAACGAGCGTGGCGAACGGGTCGCCTATTGGCTTTACGATCAGCACCCTGGCACGGCAAACCGCTATTATGGGCGTGGCTTGGAATCGCGGCGCGTTCCTGCATCCGAGATTGTGCATGTTTTCCGGCAGGACCGCCCCGGCCAGTCACGCGGGGTTTCGTGGTTTGCGCCGGTCGCATTGGCAATGCAGGACTGGTCTGACCATCAGGATGCCAAACTGCTGCAACAGAAGATTGCGGCGTGCTTCGCGGCGTTCCGCACGGGCGTAGAACCTGATGACGAAAGCCCGAGCCAGACGGCGGAACGGTTTGCCACCCTGTCACCGGGCCGGATTGAGAATTTGGGCGTGGGCGAGGATGTGAAGTTTGCCACCCCGCCCGCAGTGCAAGGGTATGACGAGTTTTCGCGGGTCACGCTGCGCGCAATCGCGGCGGGATTGGGCATCACCTACGAGGCACTCTCTGGTGACTTGTCGGGGGTAAACTTTTCGTCTGGCCGGATGGGCCGCATGGAAATGGACCGGAATGTTTCGGCTTGGCAATGGCTGATGATGATTCCGCAGATGATGCAGCCTATTGGCGAGTGGACGCTGGAAGCGGTGGCAATGCGCGCAGAAGGGCGTGGGTTTACGATTGATTGGGTGCCGCCTGTGCGCTTCATCGTTGATCCAAACCGCGAAGTGCAGGCGATGGTTTCCAGCATGGATGCGGGGCTTTCGAGCCGTCAGGGCAATATCCGCGCGCTTGGGTATGACCCGGAAGAGGTTTTGGCGGAACAGACCGAAGATGCCGAACAGGCAAAGTCGGCTGGCATCATGTTTAAGGC